GCTTCTGAAGCGCGCGCGAGGCGAGGTTGACCGCGAAGGTCGGAAGCACGGTCGTGAGCAGGAAACCCACGGTGTTGGCTACGCCCATCGCAAAGCCGGCGGATGCACCGACGGCGAGCGCGGCCGAGCCGGCGGCGGATGCGACTGCGGAAACGGCGGCAGCGACAAAAGGCATTAGCCGACCCTCCACGCTTGCACCGCGGCCGAGCGCGGCAGGAACACGAGGGCATCACGGCCGGGGGCAGCGATGTGCGCGCCGATGCACACGCCGAGAGCGAGGTCGGCGCCGGTCTCGGGTGCGGCAGGCACAAGACACACGTCGCCGCGGCCGGCGTAGCTGGTGGCGATTTCAGGCCAGCCGCGCGCCGCGAAGACGGTGGCAGCCATGCCGGCAATTCCGCCCGCAGAATGCAGCACGGCGGCAGCGCGAGCCTCGGTCGTCACGAGCGGGCGCCACTCGGCGGCGGGGTCTTCGCCCGTGAGGATCGCGAGCCAATCGCACGCAAAGAAACAACAGTTATTGCTCCTCCAGTCGAAGGGCTGCGCGCGCTTCTCTTCGATGAAAAGCGCAAGGCGAGCGGGCCAGTCTTCGGGGCGGTTCGTCATTGGGCAATGTCGCTGGTTTCGTCTACGCTGCCGCCGCCAGCCGAGTAGGTGGGCACCTGTTGGCCGCCCCAGAGGAAGGGCGTGCTCTGCGCGCGCGCCATGTATTCGAGGCCACGGTCGCCGGGGAAATCAATCTGCTGGTCTTCGTTGGTGTATCGGCGCTCACGCGGGCGTTGCAGGTCGATTAGCCGGCTTTCGGCATAGACGCGGATTGTCGCGGTGTCGGGGCCTTCGTCGATTTCGACGTTGCCCATGCGGCCGGCGAAAATCTGATACGGGTCGGCGAATACGGCGCCGCTGTCGTTTAGCGCGCCGAGCCATAGCGTCACGTCGCGGCCTTGGTAGTTGTCGCCGAGGACGGTCGAGATCAGCGACGACGGCACGCCTGAGAGCGAGAAGGCCACGCCATTCGCGCGCACATCGGCAGTCTCTTCAATCGGCGACATGGTGCCGAGATATCCGAGCCCGGTATAAGTGTTGCCGTTCCATATCTTCGATCCGATGCCCGACCACACGCGCACGGCGCCGCTTTGAAAATCGAAGAAGGCAAAGAAGACCGGCGAGAGTGAAGCGGCCTCGGTCTCGGCGAGCAGGCCGGCTGTGAGATCGCGCGCCATATTACGGGAGGCTCATGGCCGAGAAGCGCACGCCGTAGAGGGAGGCGCGGTCTTTGTCCCAATCCTGCCCGTCGGTGAGCAGGCGAAAAACGCCCTTTGCGGCGCTGACGACGATGGCCGAATCATTTACAGGCACCTCCACAGGGCTGAGGCGAGGCCATACGGTCAGCGTAGCATTGCCGGAGCCGTCGCTGTTCGCATCGGCGAGCACTTTGTAGAGTCGCGCGGTGCTGCTACTGCCGAGTTGTATCCAATCGCCGGCTTTAAGAATGCCGGTGACCCCAGCCGTCCAGCCATCCGTCGCCAAATCTTCGCCGCTTTGATTCGCGCCCTTGACCAGCGGCGTGCCTGTCGCGGTGCCGCGGGCGGTGGGGTTGCCGGAATCGCCGAAGAGAAATGTTCCCTCTCGACCGTTGAGTGAGCAGAGGGCGGCGACAAGGGCCTCGGCGGTCGCGCGCTCGCGCAAGGGCGGATACTCGGCATCGAGCATCCAAGCCTGACCTTGGTGCCGCTGCACCTGTTGCTCCAGCGTGAACGGCGATTGCCCGACCGCGACGACGCCCACTTGCCGGAGTCGGATGCGGGCGAGGCCGGTAGCGGGCAGGGAAACGGGAAAGGAGGTTGCCATATCAGGCGAGTGCGCGCCGGAAAGCGCCGCCGCGTTGGGCGGCATCCATGACCGCGCGTTTACTGGCTTCGATCAGTTCGGGCAGCATGCCGGCGATTTCCTGCCGCTGAACGCCGCTCGCGAAGTTGTAGGAGAAATTGAATACGCTGGCGCCTCCGCCGCCGCTGCCGCCGCCCATCGCGTGGTTGGGGATGATGCGCCCGGCCTGCGATGGCGTGAAAAGCTCGGGGCCATTCTCGCCGACGATGTAGGGCGAGCCGGCGTTGACCGGACCGCCCGCGGCTTTGAAGCCGAGCGTCGGCAGCGCGCTTGCGCCCGTGAGGCTGAAAACGGAATTGAGCAGCGGGTTCGTGATGCCGAGGCGCAGGCCCATGCGAAGAATGTCCTGGCCGAGACCGCGGAGCACATCGCCGAGCTTGTTGCCGCCGATCACGGCATCCTCAAAAGCCGAAGAAAACGCAAAGCCGAGATCGCGGGCAGCATCGGAAAGGGCCTCGGTCTCGCTAACGATGCCGTCGATTTCACCGCGCACTTGGGCGGGGGAGCGGGTATCGTTGCGGGCGTTGATCGCGTCGGCCTGCTGGCCATAAACGGAAATGCGCGCACCCATCGCGGCGTCTGGCGTGAGAAATTTCTTCTTTTCGAGCTTGTCGATTTCGCGCAGGCGGCGCTCGTAAACAGCCATCGGGTCGGCCAGCTCGCGGTAGCTTTCGGCCATGCGGTCGAGCGCGGCGTCTACCTCCTGCTTTTGCTCACGGTTTTTTTGCTCGGCATCGATCTGCGGCAGTAGCCCGTTCTTTACGAAGCGGCTCACCTCGGCGTTTAGATCGCGATAAGCGGTTTCCGCTTTCTCTGCTGAGTCGGCGAGCTTGCGATCTTCTTCGGCTATGTGGCTGGAAATCGCAGCATCCGTCAGGGTTTTATCCAGCGCTTTAACTTGGAGTTCTAGGCGATTAACCTCCGCAGCCTTCTCTTTGATTGCCTTGGCTTCTTCGGCCGTCATGTCGCGAACAAGGGTCATCTCCTTGTTACCAACAAGCGGGTTGGCCTTTAGTGTAGTCGTTCGGCTCTCTTCAGAACGAAGCGTGGCCAATTCCTTTTTTGCCGTATCGTAATCCCTTTGAAGCGTGTTTAGCTGCTCCTGCGGAGATTGCCGAAGGGCAATGAGCTGCTTTGTGTGGGCGAGTTGCTGCGCCGTGCTCTCTTCGATGATCTGCGCAAGATCAGCCTGCTCCCTAAAATAGCCGGTCAGCTTTTCAACCGCCGTCTGAGCCAGCGCAAAGCCCGATCCGATGCCCAAGCCGCCGAGGATTTGCTTGCCGATGTCTACCGTCGAAAACTTCTTCGTGACATCGTTCTTCAGGTGCGAAAGCTGCCGCTGAAATTTGTCGAACGCTTGGCGGGTGTTGTCCCGCACGCCCAAGCCGATGTCTATTTGTGAGCCGGCCATGATGGTTTAGCGGTGCTTTGACAGTTTGGCGGTGCGGTTCTGGTGGGAGAAATAAGCAATCCAACCCTGCGTTTCGGCTTCCGGCATCGTCTCGCGGAGTTCGGTCACTGTCTTGCCGAGCCGCTCCGCGAGGGAATAAAGAAAGAGCAGGTCCGCCCCGGCGTCGGACCCAATCAGTTTTTTAGTTCCGCGGCCGGCGGTGAGTCGGCGTTCATAATCGCCGCGGCGACGCGGATCAGCACGGCGGAGTCGGCTTTCTGCATGAGCACGGCCTTGTCTTCCAACGTAAAGAGCGGGCGCCCTTCGCGGTCGCGGGCCTTCGTAAGAAGAATCTGCACGAGAAAATCTTGATCCGTTTTCTTTTCGCCCGCGTAAATCTTTGCGCGCTCCGCGACGGTTACAGGCGTGGAGTAAATCGAAACGCCCCACTCCGGCACGGGAATTTCCCGCGTGCCGAGGGCCTCAAAATGCTGGCGGATGCGGTCGGTGATGTCGCTCATAGGAGGAATGTGCGCGCAGATCAGACCGTGAGCGTGGAAAGCGTGCCGGTGCCTTGGGCACTGAACGACGCTTCGATCATCGAGTCGTGCCGGGCGGTAATATCAAAGCCCACGATAATGGCGCTTCCCTGCTTGTAGGTAGCGCCGGAGCCGATTCCCTCGGGGTAAAGGTTCAGGGTCACGGTGCTGCCGACCGTCAACGAGATTTGCCCCGTGTCGGTCTCATCCCAGAACAGATCGCCGCTCACTTGAAAGCTGCGTTGCGTGGTTTGGTGCGTCGTCCACTCATCGCCGATTACCGTGTCTTCGACGGTGGCGGCGCTCTCATTGAGCGCATAGCCGCGGATTTCCGCGACGGTGGTGGTGCTGACTTTCAAGACGCCTTCTTTGCCGAGGTGATTTGCCATGACGGAGAGTGGTTAGGGTTCGCGGGCGAAATAGGTGACAGTGTAGCCGAGGGCAGCGCGGCCGGCTGGCTGCTCTTCATCGCCCTCGTATAAGTATTCCGTGCTCGTCAAAATTATGTCCTTACAGGTGCCGGCGAGGGTGGTGTCGGCGGAGATGGCAGCCTCGATCAGGCCGCACGCGGTATCGAAAGCAGCCTCCAGGGCTTCGGGGGTCGCGGCCTTGGCGAGATAATCGACGGCGAGCATGAGCGTGCGCGTCTGGTGCCGGCCGCTTGGCGCCAGCGTGAGCGTCTGCACATCCTCGCGGAGCATGTAAACATACACGACCGGGAAGGAGGTCGTCGCATCGGGGAGCACATTGTCGCGGCCTTGGTATACGCGCGTGCTGGCAATACTGCTCGCGGCTTTTAGGACAATGACGATCTGAGCTTTGATGTCGGTGCGGGCGGGCATGGTGTATCCGGTGCGTAGTTACGTGCGGGCTTCGACGACCATGAAGCCGAGGTTCACGGCTTTGCCGGCGATGATGCGGTCGATCTTGCGCTGCGTGATGCGCTCGCGGGTCATAACGGCGGTATCGACCATCCGCTGATAATTCGGTATTTTGATTGCGCGGGCGGTGGCGTAGAAAAACGGGTTGGTGCCGAAGTTGGGCCGCACGGTGCCGGCGGCGGCGGCATGGCGCGCGATCCAGTTCGGTGGCCGGTCGCCCGTAGCAATAAGCCCCGCAGCCCATCCGCCCTTCGCCCAGCCAACGCGGTCTTGCAGGTGTTTGAGGTATCGGTTCGCCGACGAATCGGAAACCCACATTTGATCCTGCACCTTCCAGCGGCCGATTGTGCTCTGCGATACGCGGCCGGTGCGGCCGGTGCGCGGGTTCTGATAGCGCTTGTGAAAAGCGGTCATCTCGGCAATCCCGGCGTCAGGGCGCCAAAATTTCCGGTAAATTCGGATGCGCTTTCCGTTTTCCCAGCCGAGGCTAACGCCCACCGTTTGGCCCTCTCGGCCGAGCTTACGCGGCGGCACGAGCTTGGAAGAGCCGATGCGTTGAAACAGGCCGATGGACAAATACCGCTTGGCGCGCTTGCCGCCGAATAGGTCGCCTTTGATTGCGGCCCGGCCCATCGCTAGGCCGGAAGTTTGATGAATGCCCCAAAACTTTTTCTCGGCGTCCTGCTTGGTGCGGCCGGGTGGGGTGAGGGCGATAACCTGCCGCAGTATTCCGCGGGCCTCCTCTTTGATGACTACGCCCGGCGCGACGTTTACCGCTTTTGCCAAGGCGCGAAGCCGGTCCTCAAGAAGCGCGGTGTTTGCTGTAAAGGTGATTTGCACGGCGGCACCTCAGAGGATGGACTTCACATCGAACTCGATGCCCACCAACTCGGCATCGGTCCGCACGGCCTCGATAGCGTAGGTGATGCCGGAGCGGACCAGCGTTTGGCGAATGCTGGGAACAGTCGAAAGTTCCGTGAAGGTCGTGAAGACTGTGAACCGCTTTTCATTCCTGAGCTGCTCTTGCATGTCGGCGAGCATGTCGTTGCGCTGCGCCCAGACGCCGGAGAACGTCACTCCGCCCGTGACCGCGGTAAGCGAGCCGGCGCGCGCTGTGACGGCATCCCAATCGGAGAGAAGCTGCGTAGTATCGAAGTCGCTCACTACTTATTTGGGAGCGTCACAATCCGAGTCGCCGGCACGATCCAATCATCCTGCGGGTCGCACTCGGGGAGCAAGTGATAGCTTTTGCGCACAGCGCCTGCAATGATGCCAGGGGCACTGTTTATTGTAAGAAACTTGGCGGCGCCGGCAATAAGCGCGGGCAGATGCGCGGGTGTGAGAGCACAGAGGAATCGAGAGGCGGGCCATCCGTCGGCAATGCTCGACGCAACGCTAGCTTTATCGGCAAGAATTAGCGTGCGATCCCTGCCATACTTGCGATCTGCAAACCACAGCACCGACTGCCAAATGTAGCGCCGCCGCTGCGAGTAGCCGAAGGGTGACACGAGGCAGTAGTCGGGCGGCAGCTTGTAGGCGGATACATCCTGCGGCACATCGAAGACAATCGCCGTGGGATCAACGCCGGGGAAATCACGGTAAACAAACTGCGCCCATGTTAGGCCGCTTGCCCGAAATTCTCCGTAGCGGTTGGGCCAGATTTCCAGGTCGATCAGCTCGTGAGATGGCGGCGAATAATAGAAGAAAACCGGCGTAGCGTAGCTCACGGCGGCAAAAAGGCCGTGATACTGCGGCAGGCAATCGACGATGACTTCGCGCCCTTGCTGCGCAAAATGCCGCGCCAGCGGGAGCATCCGCACGATGTCGCCGAGGCGCTGCCGGTAGCGGATGACGACGGGCTTCACGGTGCCTTTTTCTCGGGATCGTTCTCCGGCCAATAGCCGACAACCATGCGCCCGCTCT